GATTCGTTGTATTGAGGCATGCTTGGTTCTACGTCTTTTGCTTTTTTCCAATTATAAGTAACTGGATTCAAGTCATTTATAAATGCAAGACCAGCACTTGAAGTCTCTATGTTTTCTTTCAATCTTTCGTCTGAACTAGCCGGTGCCCAACTAGTATCGCTACCATCTAAATCCAGAGTTGCAGTATTCGCACCTATTCCGACAGTAATTTTGTTGTTACCTGTACAATCAACGTCTTGTCCTATAGCTATTTGACCTGTAGCACCAGAGGCACTTACATTAGCTTGAGAGCCTATAATGGTATTGTTGCTACCAGTTGTGTTAGTTGCTCCTGCGTTCCATCCCAAGAAACAATTCTCTGAGCCTTCAGTGTTTGCCTTACCAGCATAACAACCTAATGCGATATTCTGAGTAGGATGAGATGAACTAACATAGTTAGTATTTTGAAGAGCTTCAAAACCAACTGCGGTATTGTTCCCAGAATTATTATCGGCTACCATCGTTTGCAAAGCTCTTGTTCCAACTGCCGTATTTCCATCCCCAATGGTATTGTCCTCAAGTGCCTGATAACCCACGGCGGTGTTATGTTCACCATTCGTATTTGCTCTCATCGCCTCAAAGCCAACTGCCGTTGCTGTTCCACCAGCTACCATTTCTGCACAAGCACTTGCCCCAACTGCCGTTGTTCCACTACCAGTAGCGTTGCCAGCTCCCATCGCATAATGTCCTAAAGCAGTACAATCAGATGCACCTACAGTTTGAGCCATCGCATAATGTCCTAAAGCTGTATTCTGTTGTCCCGTAGTTAAATCCTCAAGCGTATTAGAACCCATAGCCACATTACCACCACCACTTTGAATTTTAGCCATAGAATACCAACCCACACCTACATTATTATCGCCAACAGGTGGACTTGAAGATGCACCAGCCATCGCATTATATCCAACTGCAACACATCTATCTGCAGTAGTTAATTCATTTGCCGACCAGCCTCCTACAAAAGTATTCTGATTTCCAGATGTTTGATGTTCTCCGCTTAAATTTCCAACTGCAACTGACTCGTTAGTGGTTAATGCACCATAATGAGCCCTGTAACCAATAGATATATTTCCAGAGTTTGTCGTACATCCATGAAGGGCTTGATATCCGATGGCGACATTGAAATCCCCAGTGGTCAATGCCTCGGCTGATTGCTCCCCCAAGGCGACATTCCACCTGCCACCAGATTCTATTGAATCTCCAGCTAATTTTCCGAATATTGTGTTCTCTGAGCCAGCATCATTGTTACTAAGAGAAATGTTAGAATCGGCATCTAAGATCAAAACGTCTGAATTTGATCCAGCTCTCATTAAATTAAAACTCATCTTACCATCTTCAGTTCCACTGCTTACATCAGTTTGATTAACTTTAATCGAAGCATATATATCACTAACTGGAGTTCCAGCGGTATTGAGACCATAAAACCGAATTTGTCCAATTTCATCATTAGCATCGGGGTTTGCACTTGCATGATTAAAATATAATCTTGGCGACCCAGTACCATCATGGGTGTTTTTTATAGTGAGAATAGGAGCATCTGCTGAACTACTTTCAAAGTTGATTGCAGTTCCATTTATATCTAAAGTCGTTGTGTCTATGTCAATTAAACCAGCAGTTAATTCTATTTCAGTGTCACTTACTAAATCCAACACACCATCAGCAGATTGATGTATATATGTTCCATCATCGCCAAATTCTAAGCGATTGGTTGATGTAATCATTATTGCATCTGTTGCTAAAGTGATTGGAAATGTTGTGCCGTTATCGCCATCTTTAACGGCTACATGGGTAGTGCCGGCTCCACCACCATCATTATCTACGTGGAGTAGTTGTTCGTAACTACTTGCTATACTTTGACTGCCAAGTGCTGCCATAATTAACTCCTTTCCATGAGTTAGTGTGCATGGCTTACCATGCGGTTTTTATTTAATCAATAAACGAATACTTTCTATCTTCGTCTTCAAATTTTATTAGAACATCGTTCCATTTAGAACCACCAACATAATCAGACATTCGACTGGTAATACTAGAAGAAGTTTCTCCAACCATATCTGAAAATGCTAATTTTAATGCGCCATTAATAGTAGCTGCGGTCCCACCTTGATCCACCGCCCAGGATTTTAACATTTTACCTAAACCACCACTGTATCCAGCAGCCTCTAGTCCAGCGCGCATTGCATCATTGAAATTTTTGGCATCTGTAGTACCAGCTACATCTAGCCAATATTCCTTAAAGCTATCGTTAATACTTTTAGCCATCTTCCTTCTTTACTGGCTTTGGTTTCTTTTTATTTCCGTTTTTGTCGACTTCTACAAACCTTTCTTTAAAACTATCCAGGTTATGAGTTTTTGGGTCATATTCGACTATTTTACCATTTGGTTTTTTAAAATATCTCATTTTATTCCTTTGCATATCTGAGGGCCATAAAGGCCCTCAGATGATTTTCGCTTCTGTTACGAAACGTCCGTTAGCATATAGACTCCAAAAGAATCCTGCACTTCAATCACACCACATTTAAGTGATACTACATACTCAGTATGCTGATAAGATGCATCTCTTTCAGTTTCTACATTCACTAAACCAGCAGAACTAATACCTAGTCCTAGCGCGTTTTGTGAAAACATGCCAGCAGGACAATCGTTGTTTCCATCTTCTGTCACTTCTTGAGAGAAGTAAATATTGACTCCACCCAATTTTCCAACATACCCGTTTGCAAGCATTTCACTTGAAACTGGATTGTCAGCAAATGTGCCAGATGATGTGGCAATAAGCAGTCCTTGTATTCCTTTTGCACCCCAGATTTGTTTACTATTTCCAACATAGTTAAACGGGAGTGGTGCGCCAGCAGCATGCAACTGCCTAGCAGCGTCAAAAAAGAAGTCTAGTGTTAGTGCATTTCCAGCAGATCCAGAGGTCTGGGAAAAGCCACTAAACAGATCTGTTAACAGATCGTCTACTTTAAGTGATGCTGCATGACCCAGGTTATCGGCAATGTTGCCAGTTAGGTCATATGGAGCTGCGAGCATAGCTAAATCAGTCACGTCTGAACGAACAACATAATTAGCAATGATACACTCATGCGCTCCAGTTGCTACTGCAATGGATGATCTTTCTGATCCTTCAGAAAGTGAGGTCACATCTGAAGATGCTTTTGCGGTCATGTCCACAAATGTTACACTTGCAGCACCTTGAGGTGCGATTGCAGAGTTCACAAGAGGAGCCATGACATTAGTTTTGGTGAATGCCATTATTACGTCAGGCAATATGGCATCTGACGCAGTAACTTGATAATTGGCAAACGATGATTTTTGTGTTACGGCCATTGTTAATCCTTATATGGTTTTTTTAAGGTCCCAGGGCCAATGCCTGAAAAATAACCAACTGAGTTTGGTTTTTTACCTTTAGCAATGCGTTCACAGTTTTCCTGAGTTTGATCAACAAAATCAACAGCAGTAATGGATTTGCCGTCGCGTGTAGCAGTCGCATATCCTTCCTGGTCAGTTGTCATTTTTAATCGATCCTCTGGATCGTGATCAATGCCAAAGATTTTTTCTTTTTTTCCATCTACTCTAGCCATTTTTAGGCGCAAATATGTTGGCAAACTTTCCGAGGTTAGTTGATTTTTTAGATTTCTCATAACCTTCTGGATCGTTCAACACAAAATCTAATGCAGAACTATAACCACCATGCGCTGATGGTGAGCTATTGTCTACATTGACCTTGGGATTAGTATTAATTATTCTATCGCGAACCGCTTTTAACTTTGCCAATGGCAAATCGCCAAAAGTTTCACGATCTTTTTCATCTAAGTCATTTAGCAGTTCAGCTCTCATAGCAGTTTCCTGCTCTTTTGCACTTTGCACAATAGGCTCAAGCTCCTTGATTTTGTTGGCTCTTTCTTCTGCAAGTTGTTGCCATTCATTTTGCTTTTCCATTTCTTTCGTTCTATTGTCTTCAAGTTGCTGTTGCAGTTTTGCCAGTTCAGCTTCTACTTTTTGACTACGTTGGCGATATTTCTTGTTTTCTGCGATCAAATTACCCACATCGCCCTGTGGAGCAGATTGATCCTGGCTGTCAGTTGCCACCTCTTGAGGAGCAGATTGCTCTTCTGTTTTGTTTTCTTCAGACATACTGTCTTTTCTCCTATTACTGCCTACACTCTGTAGACTTTCGTTTTTCGTTTAAAAAAACGAGCCAGGTTATTTGCAATTTGTGATGCAAATATATGGCCAAGTGCGTCTTCCACATCTGGCCCTAAATTATTACTCGAAGCGATGACACGTTTTGTTTTTTTGCCATGAACAATACTTTTAGAACGAGAATCATCCGCTATGCCTCTATCTCGCGCAATTCGAGTGTTTACAAATCCATATATCCAGGTTAATTCACCGCGTATGAATTCAGCGTGTTGTAAAATAAAATGTTTAAAGAGTTTGCCAGTTAATTTCAAATTTACTGGATGTGTTTGTGTGCTAATCTGACCTTCTTTTTTAAATGCATTTGCTTTTTTTTGCTCTCTATATACTTTGCTATACTTGGTAAACTGATTGCCATCTGCGTCAATTCCTTTGTCAATCTGCTTTAGATGAGTTTTTACTAACTTTTCACCATGACTTTTTAAATCATGTTTAGGAAAATGCAGTATTTTAGAAAACTCAAACATTTTCTGGTAAAAATAAGTGTCTGCAATTCACTCCACCACGCACTAAAAATCCATCTGATTTAATAACTTGAATTTGTTTCTTGGTTAGTGGTCCAGCGTTTAGGTATTTTCGGCATACAGGCCTGTTCTTGTCGTCTCTTGGGCCAATGTAGCGGTACTTAGTGTTATCTGGTAGCTCGCTTGCCATTGTAGCAATTACAGACTGCTGAAAGTTTGATAGCTGAGTGGTAATGATGTTGTCTATCCTAGGCACATTTGCCTTAATGTTTGTTTTGATTAATTCTTCTACACCAAATCTGTCTAAATTATTTACAATTCCTTGCGCCATAGATGCTCTCATAGAAGTTGCCACTGACCTACTTAGGCTTGTGATGTTGAACCTTTGTATATTTTCGAGAGCCACGAGTTGTGCTTCACTTGCAACCCCAAAAAACGGCAAATCAGCAAGAAGTAACCTCGTTGTATCGATATAGGAAGAAATCGAGGCATTAAAACCCAGATTTTCAACAAAATAGTCCGTAAATGATAACGCAGCAATAATTGCCAGTATCTCATCGTCGGAGAGTCCTTCATCTCTTAATTCCTGAGTATCGGCAATAAATTGCGCTGTTGCATTCTCCAGGCTGTCTTCATAAGACTGTATGGCATCATCAATCGCTGCCATTTTGTAAAATATTTAGCAATCTGCTTTGAGGTGCATTTTGCTGATTGTCTATTTGTCGTTGAGAAAACTCTTCTAAATCTTCTGGCGAATAATCTGGATTGTTATACATGAACCACTCTTCTTTGGTAGATAGGCCATTTTTTATTCTCCAATCCCAGAGCAGTACCTCTGTTTCTGGTGTCAACGCGTAGTTTGGCTCTAAGAAATCAACGCTGTAATCCTCGCTGATACTACGACCAGTTTCCGTTTGTATAATCTGTCGATCGACAAGAAACCGCCTTTGCTCCCAAGGTCGCCAGGTATCTTCTGTCATCGCTTCTCTTTCGTTTAAATTTTCAATTTCCTCAATCAGCAATGCAGAAGCACTAGGCGCATTTCCCGAATTGTCTCTTGCGTACTTTGCTCTGATGTGGTTGTTGTTCAGTGTTGTTTCCACTAGAAATCTTGTTCCATCAATAATATCAGACAAACTGCCACCGCTCGATGCAACTCCAAAGTTGGCTCCTTCTGGTAAGTAGAGAATTTTGTCTGTTCCGATAGTAATACGACTTGCATCATCCACTCCGCTAACAAATTTAATACCCATGCAGCCATACTTTATTGCAATGGATATTTCCAGCAACGCTACATTAACGGCTAAATCTGTTTGCGCGACATCTAAAGCATTGCCAACATCGAAGTCACGAATGGGAGGATAGCGGTGGCAGAATGTAACTGGCATTAATCCATACGGATTAAGATCTTGATCGTTTACCGATATAATTCTTGCAGACTCATCTACTAAATAGTGTTGTCCAGGTTGCCCATTTCTTGCCTCAGTCCATACTGCATGTACAGGATCGTTATTTCTTGCATTTCCTTGAAATTCAATCGGATAGACAATACCAACTGGCTTATCTCTCGATTCACCCGCTAAAAATAACGGCTGAAAATGAGGCAGAGTTTCATATTCAATTTTTTGCGTTCTTTCGTTCCACTTTGAGCGAAATGCCATCGTACCGAGCAAAAACGTTAATCGCTCCAACAGCCTTCTCTGAGCATTTAAACTATGAATATCAATCGTGTCTATATACGCATCAGATGTTCGGAGACGTGGTGGCTTCTTGTACGTCATTGCGCGCAACGTGCATACACGCTTTGTCAGGTTGTTCTGCGGAGTTACGACTTGACGAAGAGTTTCGGCTCCAAAAAAACCGCCTACATAATGCTCGACATTGATACCTTCGTAAAAATCCAGTAAATAGTCACGCTCTTTGACGCGCTCGTCTTCCACATACTTGAGTTTTTGTTTCAGTGCGTTTTGCACTGCATCTTTTGACAGATCTGGAATAGTTAGCATTCTATTTATTGACTAAAAGACTACACATAGTCTATTACTCCTGCCATTCGCGACTTCATGGGAAACAAATTCACCATCGCAAAACGTAGCGCATCCGTTGCATGGTCAAATCTTCCATCTTTCAGTGGCATCTCTTTGAGTTGCTGCTCTTCCCGATGTTCTGGGTAGCGATAGTTTTCATAGGCTTGTATGGATTCAGTGCATCTTGGGCTGACAAAAAAGTGCGGATCTCCATTTGCATCTTCAAACCATCTCCGAACATGACCTACTCCAGCAACTACATTCCTTGAGGTAGCATCTTTCTTATACTTCAGATTCATGCCATGCTGCTTGAACACAAAAATATCCGAAACTGCACTCTGAAGATTTGTTCCTGCTCCTGCTGGATCGCAGAACATACCATTGTATTGGTATCCCAGTGATTTAATTTTTTTTGCAAAATCTTCTGTTTTCGTATTTTTCATCGCTACTTCATCCACTTGATAGATATCGGCAAGTCCTCCAGCGTTGTGTTTGACTTGTATGATACATGCATGACTTGCTCGGAATCCAAAGTCGATACCGATATAGGTGGGTAGAGATCTATCGAATTTGAGATCGTTTTTAATCTGTGAATACCGATTAAACGGATACACTTTTCCCGCAAAGCTCGTAAACTCTGCAAGATACTCCTGGCGTAGCGTCTCATCGGTAAGTGTTCTCCTAAGTTCATCTATGTCATCTCGAAAGTATGGCGACAGCGTGCTGGGATATTGCCAGCTCTCCCAATCTTCATATGCTGGATCCTGACCTCTTCTATACAATTTTTCAAAATAATTAAATCCTCGCGGTGTTGACATAAATAATGCCCATCCTTTACGATCTGAGAGCGTTGGCCTGAGAAATTGTTCATATACATTTTTTGCGACTAGTGCAAATTCATCTAAAACTAAGTAATCGATATTTTATAATTGACCCGAAGGTCAAATGCCTTCGCCAATTAACGAATCAGGTGCATCTGCTGACTTCACAGCAATCTCCGATTGTAAACCAGCGATTTTCATGTAATACAAATCTCCAGATATTTCTTTTTTGCTGTCGATTGGCAGTTTTAGCTCATTGATAGCAATCCGCTTTACCTCTCTGGCTATCTTTTGTGCCAGGTTGTAGTTAGGTCCCACAATCCAGCCTCTCGTATTTGGTGTCAGTAGCCAGGGAATGATTTCATGTGCTGCCATGTAGCTCTTGCCACTACGTCTGCCTTGGCAGTTGACGCGAAATCTAGCTTTGGAGTTATGAATGTCCCACTGTTGTGGTGTCGGGTTGTATCCCAAGATCTTCCAGAGCTTTTTCCTGTTGAGTATCTGCTTTATCATTGTTTTCGTATCCACATTCTTTAAGAACTGTTTCCAGGTTACCTACCAGGTCAAGTTGCGACTTATCTGTCTGTTGTAAATAGTTTTTGCCAAGGAAGATAAGCAAGGCCGTATTGCCATTTTCCAGAGCGTATTTCCACTGAGCTTTGCGTAGGCTGAACTTCATTTCTTCCACTCCTGCTTCATACTCTTTCTTGTATTTTTTGCGGATTACTGATTCGCCTACCTTGAAATACTTTGCGATTTCTACCAGCGTGCAGCCGAAGCTGGCAAGCATTCGTACTTTGTTTTTGTCTAGTTTTATTGCTTTTCCCATGTCATATATAGTCTGTTAGATGACAACATTTGTCTAATGCTCGTCGCCAGTATGTTTTGGCAGAAGATGCGGAGATGTCCAGAGCCATTGCGATGGATGGAAAACTGTGCTGGTTGGTACGCATCTTGAAGACTGTTAGCTCACGCTCCGATAGTGTGTCGTAGATGTGGTGTGCTGCGATCTGGAGCCAGCGTTGGTCGATTGGTATGAGTCCGCTACGGAAGATGGCCATTTTTTCGTTGTATTCTCGTGCTTGCTCGATGGCTTCGTCTAGTGAGTCATCGGTTATGTTGTGCCATTCGGTTTGCATATGCAACAGAATTTAGTGATGATTGGTGTTCGCAAAATAGAGGAAATTTTCTAACAGGCACTACCTAGCAAATCGGAAGGTTGCCTTGGTATGCCCGATTCCAGGACGAACAGAGGGATGTCATCCCTCGTTTTATCGTCGGTGAAATGCAATTTTGGCACCTAGTGGCAACATGAGCAAAGCCAGCCGTCCGCATGTATTTGATTCACACGCACAGATGTAAAGTATCTTTTAAGTGTTCGCAAAATTTGTTGATTATGTTACAATTTATTTTTAAATTTAGAGGTAATCAATCACCACAAAAAAAAGGATAGATAAAATGGATAGAATACAAGAAACTATATATGAAATGCTAACTGAAAACACTGGCAAACATTTTTTGGATAGTGGAGGCAGTTCAAATAGACATTGGCAGCGAAACCAAAACAAAACCTTACAAGATTTCATTTATGAAGAGGAACAAACATTTGAAGTTGATTTCGATATAGAAAATAATCCTCAATACGTTTATAGAACCTTGTCAGTGTTTCACTACCTTGCCGGAAGTGGAAGCAATTTAGAATTAGATCATATCTGTGATAAATTTAATCAATTAAATAAAATAGATATTGAGTTGGCAGATTGCGACCTATACCAAGTTAATGTATTAGCTTGGAATCATTTACTAGATTATGAATTAGAAATTGAAAGACATTTTAATACATGTAATTTTGATAATGATCTATCCCAAGTTTTGCAAGGCACTCACATTAAATTATGGAATGATGGCCAAATGGAAGAATATATTTTAATTCAAATCCATGGAGGTTGTGATGTTCGTGGAGGATACACAAATCCGAGGCTTTTTAAATGTTCAGAAGGTATGATTAATGAATATTTATTTGAGTTTATGGATAGTGAAGAAATACTAGATAATGAATTAGAATATATTTCAGAATTAAAACATTCATGGAAGGATATTAGTTTTACAGATGAAAAGTTAGAAGAATTAAAGGTTCAATTATGGAATACATAATAATTCTCATTTTACTAATTCTCGTTCAATTATCAACTAACGATCCACACTGACGAGAGTAAGTTTGTAACTTGCCGAAACTACCGATAAATTTTATTCGGTAGTCTGTGGAAACAATAACACAAAACAAGGATAGATAGTATGAACAAATTTGAAAGAAATGCGATTGAAGTTACTTTAGATTATTTTATTGATACTATGATTGATATTAGATCGTATTTTGAAAAGCCAATAGAATTTGAAACCATTGTTGGTTTAGGTGATTGGACGCTTAAACTAATTAAGGAACATTTAGAAGGTGATATTGAAAACACATACGAAGTCATTATTGATAATTGGGATAATGAAGAGGGAAAAAAACATTGGGAAAAAATTCTTAATGATCAACGCGGTGCTTTAATAGTAATAAACAAGGCAATTAAACATAAATCTAAATAGATTAACTGAAGAGTCTTTATGAGACGAAACGGCAATTTTCATTGCCGTCTTAATCACAAAACAAGGATAGATAGCAAAATGAAACCAAATGAAAAAAAAGAAATTGACGTTTGCAAGCATTGCAAAACTGAAATTGACGAAACTGCAATAAATTGTGCGGAGTATGATTACCAAGGTAATTTTATCGATAATGGTATAGGTGGAGATCATATTTATTGTACTGGCTTGAATTGTAATAGATTATTGCATATAGATTATGATATTATAACTAAAACAACAAAACAAGGATAGATAGCAAAATGAATAAAAATAAATATGAAATTCAGTTTATTAATGAACATGGAAATATTGCAGATATTGAAAAATATAAAGATTTCAACGATGCATATCTAAATTTTAATGGTATTAATTTTAAATATGCATGCGATGCAGTTTTTGGCAATCGTAGTGGACTTGATAAAAAATACTTATATGATAATGAAATTATAACTGCTAGTTTAATAATAAATGATGAAGAAATATTAGCACTCCATTTTAGTAATAATAACAGCTATTATGGTATTGGCGCATCCTGGACACATAAAATACATCATTAATTAACTCACCACTAAACTAAAAAGCCCGCAGAAATGCGGGTTTTTTTTTGCCTAATATTATTATCAAATTTAACTGGGTATCACAAAAATACACACTTTTGCTATATTTCTAATATATATCACTGTCGGGTAATTTTTTTTTTAGCATTCGATTGCGCCAGTATAACTTATCTCTCCGCCTGAGCCACAAAAAACATTTCTCCAAATTGCTCACTCTCAAATCATCATACCAACCTACAATAGCCATGCACTCTAACGAATTGTCATACTTTCTTGCAAAACTGCACTGCTTATCACAATTACGTGAAAGCGAACACTTTTCGTTAAAAATCACCGGACACGAACAGGAATGAGAATATGGAGAATATGGAGAATTTCTTCTCTATAAAAGTGTTCGCACATTTCACACCCCATGAGAATTTGAAACACTCATTTTGCGTACAAATTCTCCATATTCTCCATATTCTCCATATTCTCTTCGTCCGCTCAAATTCGCAAAATAACGTTTAGTTTTATAAAAAATCATCTAGTTCAGTCTTTTTGACATAGTATTGACCATGACTTAATTTACCAATTAAACCTTGTTTTACCAGCCGATTACTCCACCTGGACACTGCGTTATTACTGGTTAAATTCATTTCTTCATCCAACACTTCCGCTAATTGTTTCCTGGTAAAATTATCACCTCCACTTTTCAAACTTGCAATAATTTTAGCTTCAGGACTCTCTTCCGCATCCAAATACCAGAAACTTTCATTCTTAGGCAATGGTTTAATATATTGCATACAGAGTGTATCTTCCGATCCGTCAATCTTAATTCCGCAAGGTACATTATGATAATCACTGGCAGTTCTTGTTTTTGTAATCTTAAATACTTTTAAATCTTTACTCCTTCCAGTGTTTGCCACCTGTACCAGGTTATCCAGCCAATTCACATATGTAGATCCACCAAACACCATAAAATGATCCAATGGCTGCTTTTCGGCCATCTTCTTATGATGACTGACCATGACCATTGCAATCTTATACTTGAGCTTTAATTCAGTAATGCGAGCTAACAATTCCTGGAGCTTATCATTCTTATCCATCGCAATATTACTAGACGTATACAGATTATCAATCACCAGCACATCATACTGAGCAGTCATCAGATTCTTTTCAATGGTTCCATAGGCATCATCAAACAAACGCTTATCTTCAAAACTGGCAATCTTTAGATTCTGAACCAGGTACTCTTCACACGTTGGATATATGTCTACCAGTGCTTTAATACCTTTAGACAGCCTCTCCTGGACCATCTGATCCAACATCTCAAACTGAATAAACAACACTTTACGTGGCTTCGGGACTACAAACTGACCCATAAACGGCACTCCCATGCTAATAGAGATCGCCAGTTGCAATGCAAGGATAGACTTCCCCACATTGCTCATTCCAGCAATGCCAGTAGTGCCAGACTCCAATAAAATCTCATCACAGATGTACTGCACCTCTGGCAAGTCCCGATCCAGAAACGATTGTACACTGAATGTTTTGGCAGCTCCAAGCTGATCTGCGCCAAACTCAGGTGCATCATCCATCAGCTTCATCAAGTCTGCGTTGGTATGGCCATCAACGAAAAAATCGGTGATATCATACTTATTTGGAAATTTACTGCTCCATTCTAATATTTTCACTCGACGGGTATTTTTCCAGAGTGCCTGTGCTACTTTTTTCGCACCTTCTCGCCCAGTTTCATCGTGATCATAAGCAATCACAATCTCTTCAACATCATCCAGCATGCTTAAATCTTTTGGAAGTGCGCCAGCACCACTCGTGAAAGTGATAGCTGGCACACCATGACAGTTTGCGGTTATTGCATCTTTTTCGCCTTCAACCAGGAGCAAGGTTTTATGTGTGGATTGAGGATAGATTTTGCATCCTGCTTCCCCAAACTGTCTTCCTTTGTGGTATTTGACGTGCTGTTCGGTAATTTTAAATACAAGCTGGAGGTTATCTTTTTCATCGCGCCTGACTCCAATATCATAATCCAGCGCATTCTTGTTCCAGGGAAGTTTCATTTTATGAAACAAGATCTCGTAATAATCTAAAAAGTGTACTCTGGCCTCATCATAGCCACTCTCATCCAGCCGTTCAAAAATCCTGGTGCGGACCTCTAGCTTAACAGGACTTTCGTCCTTCTTGTCATCTTTAAACCATGTTTTCTTGCAGCGATGGCAATGGGCATAGTCTTCCAAGACAGAAATGCAAAAATCTGCCTTTGCTGGCTCCAAACACTCCGCAGGCTTTACAGAGGGACACTTCGCCCGATTGCCACGCGCATTTAGTGTATCAAAATTCACACTTTGCTTTGAAGATTGTGTAGCTCGACGATGTGACTGAACGCTTTTATACCAGCGTCTATTCTTTCTCGCTTAATGATATGCTGATGTACTTTCAATTCTTCCTTTTCAAAGCGTAATATCATTCCGTAGACTGGTTTTAATCCTTTTGCGATCCGTACCTCTGGTCTGGCTTTTGCATGTGCATCCTCAAACATTTTTGTGTAGGCAGCTATCTGCACTTTATGCTCTTTATATAAATATTTTGACGTTTTCCAATCCACAATCACTAAATCATCGCCAATCGTACCCACACAATCAATCGTACCTCCCACTCGCCAATCTTCATTCACCAGCATCATTTCGCTTTTTAGAGGTTTAAAATTGCTTGTAGACTCCCATTGCAGATAGCCACTGAACGCTACCATCGCTTTTTCTGTTTGATTTCGAGTAAAATCAGCACCAGTGTCAAAATCAATTCCTTTTTGACGAGCTTCAATCAGTAAATGCGTGAGTGTGCCTATCTTTCCAGCTTCTCGCATTTCCTCGTCCGAATCAATACCATTAATGGCCATTCTTCGTGTCCAGTTCAGTAGTGCCTGTTTATTCCAACCCAGCTCACTGTTAATAAGCGTAGTGACACTTTTTACTCTAGTGCCATCCTTTAGTTTGTATTTCATTGCATGCATTTCTATCCTCCTTTATTATAAAATGCCCACCTGGCAGCTTCCACCAAGCCATTGTTATCTCTTATCTCATAGCGTTTTAGTGGGCAATAGTTTTTCGGCAACCGCCTGGACTACATTCACAGTCACAGCGTTGCCAGCCTGTTTATA